TGAAGGTGCAGCAGAAGCGTTTATGATGTGGACTATGGGCGGGGGCAAAGTATTACCGGGATTGGTGCGCCGCCGTAAAGCTGAAAAAGCGTTGTACCTGCGGGGTGCATGATGCCACTCAAAAAGATTTTGCTAAAGCCGGGAGTCAACAAAGAAAACACTCGTTATACAAATGAGAACGGTTGGTATATTAGTGACAAGGTTCGGTTTCGTCAAGGCACCCCTGAGAAAATCGGCGGGTGGCAGCGCATATCTACAAACACATTCCTTGGGGTATGTCGTTCCTTGTGGAATTGGGTGACGCTGGCTAACTTAAATTTGCTTGGTGTTGGCACAAACCTCAAATACTACATTGAACAAGGCGGCGCTTATTCTGACATCACCCCCATACGCGTAACAAAGGCTGTGACTTTTGCTGCGGTTACCGTAGCGCCTTACTCCTCAACTATCACAGCTACGTGTACCGCGCATGGTGCGGGTATTGGAGATTTTGTAACCTTCACCGGGGCGGTGTCATTAGGTGGGGATATTACGGCTGGGGTATTAAATCAACAGTATCAGATCACGGCTGTACCCACAGCAAATACATTTACTTTTACGGCTTTAAATCCTTCAACTGGCGCTACAGTCACGTCTAATGCGCTTGATGTTGGCAATGGTGGAGCGTCTGCTGTGGGGGCGTTTCAGGTGAATACAGGTCCGGGGATTGCGCAGATACCACTGACAGGCTGGGGCGCTGGGGGTTGGGGCAGTGGCGCTTGGGGGTCTACACCTGTCATAACGGACCCGTTGCGGGTATGGAACGCAGGTAACTGGGGTGAGGATCTTGTTTTTGGACCACGCGCAGCTGGGCTGTACTACTGGGACGCTACAAACGGTGTAGCGACACGAGGTGTAGCGCTGAATACGCTCGGAGGCACGGTCACACTTACGCTGGCTAACCCCTGTGTGGTTACATTTGGTGTTGTGCTCGCAGAAGGCACAGGGGTGTCATTCACAACGACAGGGTCACTGCCTGCGTCAATCACCGCAGGTACGACATATTACGTTCGCAATGTGAGTGGGCTGACGGCAAACCTTTCAGCTACGCCTTCAGGGGCATTGATTGATACGTCACTTGACTCTCAGTCTGGCACACAGTCTGTAGTGCTTGAAGATGTGCCCAAGTATCAGTATTCGCTGCTCGTGTCTGATGCGTCGCGCTTCTTACTGGTGTTTGGAACAAACGATATTGGCAGCACGCAGGTCGATCCTATGTTGATTCGTTGGGGAGATCAGGAGTCGCTCACTGATTGGTATCCGTCTGCCACTAACCAAGCAGGCAGTATACGTTTATCCCACGGATCACAGATTATTGCAGTGCAGCAGACTCGTCAGGAAGTGCTTGTGTGGACTGATTCTGCGCTGTTTTCGGTACAGTTTCTCGGGGCTCCGTTGGTATGGGGTTCGCAGATACTTGCAGATAACACATCAATCATCGGCCCTAACGCTACAGCGATTGCCTCTGGCGTAACCTACTGGATGGGGACTGATAAATTTTACGTTTATAACGGGCGTGTAAACACATTACGTTGTGATTTGCGCAGACACGTGTTTGGGAATATCAACAAGACTCAAAACTTCCAAGTATTTGCTGGCACGAATGAGGGCTTTAATGAAGTCTGGTGGTGGTACTGCTCAGCAGGCAGCACAGTAGTCGACAGTTATGTGGTGTATAACTACGCAGAAGATGTTTGGTACTACGGCACGATGGCGCGTACGGCATGGAGTGACTCAGGACTGAGACAGTATCCTCAAGCTGCCACTTATAACTACAACATTGTTGACCACGAGTTTGGGGTTGATGACAACGAAACAGGTACGGTTACAGCTATTAACGCCTATATTGAGTCGGCTGAGTTTGACATTGAGGACGGAGAACATTTCGGGTTTGTATGGCGCATGGTCCCAGATCTGACGTTTGAGGGATCAACTGCAAATACGCCTCAAGTTACGATGACTATGTACGGCATGAACGGTTCGGGGTCTGGGTTTAACACCGAGGCTTCTAAAGCAGTTGCTCGTACATCGACGGTAACCATTGAGCAGTTCACCAATATTATTTATACCCGCATCCGTGGGCGTCAGATGATTATGAAGATTGAGTCTGACCAGCTTGGCTGTACGTGGCAGCTTGGTGCCCCGCGTATAGATTTGCGTCCTGATGGCAGACGCTAGATGAGCTATCTTAACTTCCCCGCACCGCCTAATCTGCCCCTTGCGCCGAATGGTTACGAGCGTAACTACCAAGATCAGTTTGCCAATGTTTTACGTTTGTACTTCAATCGCTTAAATGGCAATTTACAATCCGCGTTTGGTGTTGATGGTGGGCAGTATATTAATTTTCCTTATGGCTCTTTTTATGACACTACAGATCAAACGGTAGCGTCTACGACCACGGCGTATGCAGTAACCCTAAACACAGTTGCGCTAGATAATGGTGTTACTGTTCAAAACAATTCTCAGATTGCAGTATCTTATTCAGGGTTGTACAACATTCAGTACAGCATTCAGTTGTCTAATAACGATAATGCCACACAAGACATAGATATTTGGTTTCGTAAAAACGGCACTGACATTGCCGACTCTAATAGTCGGTTTGGGTTAGCCCCCCGAAAGTCAGCAGGCGATCCTTATCACGTGATTGCGGCGCTCAACTTTTTTCAAACACTAAACGCTGGGGACTATGTGGAGCTGTATTGGCGCAGTTCTAACACCAACACCTACATTGAATATTACGCTGCGCCTTCCTCTCCGACGCGTCCTGCGATACCATCGGTCATTGTGACCGTAACTTTTGTGTCAGCGGTTGAATAACTATGGCTCGCTCTGCTCAAGAACTTCAAGTTATCCGTGACTACGTGATAGCTAACATTGACAGCCCTGCATCAATCGCTGCGGCTGCGCAACAGTTTGGAGTGAACGCTCAAGATCTTGCGGATGCTACAGGGTTTTCTGTTGCTGACGTTAACAGCTATTTTTCGCAAGCAGGGCTACCTGCACCGGGAACACCTACGTTTCAAGGTGAACTTAGATGGGACGCATCTTTAGGCGAGGCTGGTGGAACTACATATGTTACTCCAGAGCAACAACAGGCAGAGTGGGAAGCTGAACAAAACCGCATTTCAAATTTAACAGCTGTTGAAAAAGCTGTAGAGTCGTCAGCATATGACGTTGTAGGTGAACAAGGGGTTACAACTGCGTATAACCCTATAAATATAAACGGTAAGACATACACAGTACTCGACAATTCAACTGTTGTTCGTAAAGCAGATGATCAGTCAGGAATAGCAAAAAACGAAACTAGATACGAATATCTTGACCCAAAAACTGGAGAACTAACGCTAGATGTTCAAACTAGTGGTAATGAAGCCTTACTAAAACAAGCGCAGCTTCTTGCAGGGGCTATCACTTTAGGCGCAGGACTCCCCGCCTTGTTAGGTGCTGAAGCAGGTGCAGCAGGGCTAAGCTCGGGACTCACTATAGGTGAAGCCGCCAATGTCATAACGAATCCGACAAGTCTTATCACTAACCCCATATCAAAAGGGTTGAGTGACTACGTTATTAATTCACTTGGTTTAACAGGTGCAGAAGCATTGGCAGCTAAAACCGCTGTGTACGCCACGGTGAATGGGTCTGCTGCTGAACTTATGGGCGGTGATTTTAAAGATGCCGCTACAGGAACGATTGTTGCAGCGGGGCTTCAACACTTAACGCTACCCACGGGCGATCTTGGAATTACCGATAAAAACCTGACGTTTAACCAAATAACAGGGCGTATTGCAGATTCAGTTATTGGTAATGTTGGTTCAGTCCTTGGCATTAAAGATCTTACGGATACTAAAGCCGGAGAAATGCTCACTACCGGAGCCACTAAAGCTGTTTCTGGTGGTTTGACTGCGGCGGCAATGGGGGCTGATTCAAATCAAATCCTTACCAACATGGGCATCCAAGGGTTAATGGGCGCTATTGGCGATGTAAAAATACCGTTCACTAAACTTGATGATGCACTTAACACTGAACTAACGACAGGATCTTTTGCGGAATCTATCGATCTTGGCGACTTTAATACGCTTGGGGCTGACGCTTCAGTAACTGTTGGGGCTACAGCCCTTGGCAATCCTGATGCTTTGCTTGCAAACATATCAAGTACGTTGCCTGTTGTTAAACCGAAAGACACAAGCACAGTTACCGTAACCGCAGCAGACTGTGCTAGGCAAGGTAAACAGTACGATCCTGCAAATAATAAATGCGTTGCTGATTCTTCTGGGATTGCGCAAGTTTTAACTGGAATTACAGGAGGTATTGGTAGCTTATCGCTTGCGGCCGCGCCA